GTTACTCCGTTAGGCGTAATAGCTTCCTATACCGTTCGAGGCTTGTCAGCCTAGTTGGTTGATAACTCTCAAGAGGTAATCTTGGCAAAATGCCAAGAGCCTCAGGCAGATCGTTCATCATAACGATTAAGTCCCACCGTCGAATGACGGTTTGACTGAATGTCATAACCACTCTCTCGTCGAGAGCGGCACAGTGTTCTTTGACCCACTGTGGGTCAAGCGAATACTGCGACGACGATTTGTAGATAACATTTACAAGTCTTCGCGACAGGTCCACAAGGGATCTGACACTCGATCGTTCAATGTTTCTGAGTATCTTGTCCGAATCTATAATCATCTTAGTCAGGTTTGACCCTGGATAAGAGAAGTTTAGACCGGTAGGAGCCGGCATGTGTTTGACAATGTCGAACACTTGTCGCTGCTGCTTAGTAAGCAGAGAACGACTGCGCGGTCCTAAATTCCTACACAAATCTAAGAAGTTGTCGTTAGACGTCTTCCTCCATTTGTATTGAGGAATTACACCATTAGAGTAAATCACCTTACCTGCAAACTCAGCAACTGAGTTTGAAGAAAGAGATTTCTCCGGACTGAAAGGACATCGATTATCTTCTAGCCAAGACCTGTAACGGTCAGCTAGCTGGTCGTTGAGAATGACTACGTCATCACCAACGACGAAGAACTCATTGTCATGTCTCTTACCATTAAGATGGTAAAGAAGCAAACCGTGAGTCATGGTAAATGAAGCAAAACTCGGCCTAAGGCCAAGAGGTTGTCCAGTTTGCCACGTGATCTCACCATGCACTGATTTCCAGGGCATACGTGAGACCTCTTCAAATAACTCGATATCAATTAAGTCCCCATAGATTGTCCTCAGAGCCGTTGATTGCATTTCCAATGGAAAGTAATCGGTAGCCCCGGACAGATCAATGGAATGAACTGTATTGGAACGTGACAAGTGTTGCTGTACATAGGGTATAGCCAAGGTTTGATCCTTGGTACAATCCC